AATTATTACCGTCCATGGGGTGTTGATAAACCGTCTGGTACACATGAAGTGACTCCAATCGCTGATGTGTCTACTGTTTCCGATTCACCATTTGAAACGCCTGTAGGAGCAACAGAAGTTAAAACTTCATCCAATGAACAAACAGCAGATATTCTTGCACAAATTAGAGCGAGACAAAGCGTGTAATTTCGATGGAAGTGTATAGCCACAATGCGTTAAGTAACTTAGCAAATATGAGTGATAGTGATATACCATTAATACTTTGTATAACTGACCATATCGATGGGTTTGATAATGATTATCATAATATGCATTTTGACTATTTGGAAAGTCTCGGTACTAAACGTACCATTTTGTATGATTGGCCATTAAATCCAATCGTACATCACAATTATAAAAATTTAGATATAAAATTTAAATTATCTACATTTGATACACAGAATATTGGATTATTGACACCATTGTTGTCATACAATATTCATCCACCTATAGAATTTGATAATTTTCTATGCTCATTTAATGGCAGTGATTCGTGCGGTAGGCAATTTTTAGTTTCACTCTTATATCACTATGGGTGGTTTAATAAATCTTACTGTAGTAAGAATTTCACATCATCCTATGACACCATTGACGGGAATTTGAATCATTTTTTAAATGATACTGATATTGAGATATATAGAAAATTTATCATTGGTTCCTTTCAAAATAGTGATTTTTCTAATTTTCTAGGTGAAACTAGTGGATTTGAATTTAATAAAGAGGCATATGATTATAGAACTGATATCACTCATTTGGAAAATAAGATAACACAGAGTTTTGTCCATTTGGTAAGTGAGTGCATGATAACATCAAATCACCCATTCATTACAGAAAAATCATTGTATAGTATAGTGACTCGTGGATTATTTGTGACTTATGGTCAATGTGGTTGGCATTCTTATTTTGAGAAATATTATGGATTTAAGAAATATGACATAATTTTTGATTATTCATTTGATGAAATTAAAAATCCAATCAAACGTTTAATTACTATATTTGATATGTTATACAAATTCTCATTATTATCTAAGAGTGATTGGCATGATTTATATTTAATGGAACAAGATACAATCAATTACAATTATGACCATTATTATAGTAAGAATTTCTTAATAACCTTGCGTAAATATGAAACATAATGTTAATTATTAATGAATGATAATTGTATTATTATCTCTTTTCCACCATATTCAGGTGGTAAATTTATAGGGAATTGCTTGGCATTAAGTAAACACTGCCTTCCCATGCATGAAAAACATGCATCGTATTTATTTTCTAACCCAACTGATTATAACTATAGATTACAATGCCATCTCGATATAATGCGAAATGATGGTTTTTGGAGGGCTAAAAAGGAATTCCACGAAGATGAACTTTTGGGAACATTGGTATATGATAAGTGGAGTGAAGGTGAGGAAGTGGATGAGTCGTGGTATAACTCGATAACACGTGCAATTTTGTCTAGTAATAATAAGTTTATAATGACATCACATAATGTTGAAAAGATTAATAAAATATCCAAATTATGGGAGGATGTTACTGTAGTTTCTTTAATTAATGTAGAGAAATTTTGGAATATCGCAGAGCCATTGAAACGTCAAACTGACGACCCATATGGATTCAAAAATTCTTCAGGAAATGAATGTGAGGTGCATTATAATTTTCTGCGTGGGGATGATTGGCCACTGTGGGATGAATTTATGTTAGTAAATTATAATATAGATAGATTATCATCAAAATATCCACATAATATTGTATCTGAAATTAAAGAGTTGTATAAGTGGTATAGTGTTAAAAATAAAGTGATAAGTTTTGACATGGGCAGTATATTTTCTGAAAGGATGTTTTTAGAAACAATTGAAAAATTATATAATGAATTAGAATTCTCTGATTATAATTCAGAATTAATATCTAAATATTGGCGAGAATACGTGCAATTTCACGGTATTGAAAATTTTGATTTAATGAAATCATGAATGATGTAATGATAAGTGATGATATAGAAACTAGTTTAGGAAAGGTATCCGATGAAAGTTTTTATTATCAACATATAAATTGGGATAACTACATTAACCTCACTCCATATGAGTATGGGCTGAAGAATAATTTAATGGAAGCCGATGATTTTCACCTAACTAGCAAAGGGATGAATCAATGGGCAAGTGAAATAAAACATATGATAAAGGAGTAGACAATGGGGAAACCATTTGATGTAAGTAAATTTAGAAAAAGTATAACAAAATCAATAGACGGCTTATCGATAGGGTTTCATGACCCAACTGATTGGATTTCAACGGGAAATTATGCATTAAACTATCTCATATCAGGAGACTTTAACAAGGGTGTTCCGTTAGGAAAAGTTACTGTATTTGCTGGAGAATCAGGAGCAGGTAAGTCGTACTTTGCTTCGGGTAATATCATTAAAAATGCACAAGAACAAGATATATTTGTTGTGTTGATTGATTCAGAAAATGCACTTGATGAATCGTGGTTACAAGCACTTGGTGTTGACACCGACCCTGCTAAGTTATTAAAACTTAGCCTATGTATGGTTGATGATGTTGCTAAAACAATTAGTACGTTTATGATTGACTACAAAGCAATGGCAGAAGAAGATAGACCAAAGGTACTATTTGTAATTGATTCGTTGGGTATGTTATTAACACCAACAGATGTTAAACAGTTTGAAGCGGGTGATATGAAAGGTGACTTAGGACGTAAGCCTAAGGCATTAACTGCACTTGTGCGTAATACAGTTAATATGATTGGTGCTTACAACGTTGGTATTATTGCTACCAACCACACTTATGCATCGCAAGATATGTTTGACCCAGATGATAAAATTAGTGGCGGACAAGGATTCATTTACGCTTCGTCTATTGTAGTTGCTATGCGCAAACTTAAACTAAAAGAAGATGCTGATGGAAATAAAGTTACGGACGTTAAAGGTATTAGAGCGGCATGTAAAGTGATGAAAACACGTTATGCTAAGCCATTTGAAGCAGTACAAGTTAAAATTCCGTATGAAACTGGAATGAATCCATACAGCGGGTTAGTTGACTTAGCAGAAAAACAAGGACTACTTACTAAGCAAGGTAATCGCTTAAAGTATCTTCCTAAAGGTGCAGAAGAAGGTGAAGAAATTCTTATGTTCCGCAAGGCGTGGGAAAAGAACACAGATGGAGCATTAGATACGTTAATGAACGACATGAGTACAGATGATGAAGAGGTATTCGATGATGTTGGCATCATGCCAATGATTGGGAATATTGAAGTGACTGAAATTGATAATGATTTAGCACAGGAATTAGAAAATGAGTCTTGAATTGCATTTGGAAATATGGGAAGTAATTCAAGAACATATCGTTGACGTCAAGGATGCTGCTGATGAATTTGTTGCACTATTAATTGAGAACGGGATTGATGCTGAAAAAATAGCAGATGCAACAACGAATGATGATATTAAAAAATCATTACTTGATTATGATGTTGATATCGATGTTGATGATATCTATGATGAAGAAGAAGAATATTAATTATATGGAGTATTAGATTACATGGCATCACGTGATTATTATTGCAATTTCAAATTTAAATTTTTAAAGATTGATTTAACGTCCAACACGATATATAATTGTCATGCTGCCACACCACATAGAATAGATTACGAGTGGTTAAGAAGTAGTGAATCAAATGATTTATTTAATACTGAAATTAGTATAAATGAGCGAAACATGATGTTAAACAACGAACGAAATTCTAGTTGTGAGCAGAATTGTTGGCACGCAGAGGATAGTGGTGGTATTAGTCCTAGACTATGGCAAGGTGGTGATAAAAAAACCCACACTATCGTCCACACCAACCCAGAAATAATAGATTTGACCATTGGTAGGAACTGTAACTTAACTTGTACATATTGTTGCAAGGAGTTTAGTACATCTTGGTTAAGGGATGTTATTGATAATGGAGAATACTTATACACCAATGCTGATTCTGATTTACTAGATAGAAACACGGTGTCGTTACGTGAACAAATTAGTTTGAAAGTTAAACAGAATGATGTGGTAGAAAGTGAAAAATATAAATTACTATTTAATGAGATAGTAACATTCTCCCCGATGCTAGAGGAATTGATAATAACTGGTGGTGACCCGTTTATCAATAATGAATTGGGTGAATTGATTAAAAAGTTAAAAATGAAACCTTCGTCGAAGATAATTATTTATACTGGTTTGGGATTTTCATTTGCTAGATTTAAAAAATATATTTCTATGTTTAGTGATAATATATCATCTATGATAAGTTTGCGTATTAGTGCCGACGGAATTGGAAAGCATTTGGAATTTAATAGATATGGTATCAAATGGGATGAGTTCGTGAAAAAGATTGATTATTTGAAGGAACAAAATATAGATTTTGAATTTCAAACAACATTGTCAAACATTTCTGTATTTGGATTTGCCGATTTTTACAAAAAATTCAGTGACTATGGTATTCGGTTAACATTTGCGTATACCCCTAGAATGATGTCAATTTATGTCATGGATGATGAAAGTAAAAATATTATTAAAAATGAAATAGAATTTATGCCTGATGATGTTAAAAGTAAAATCATATCATCGATATCTCCTGAACCAACTGAGACACAACGTATTCAAATAAAGGAATTTTTAGAACAGTTCACTTCTCGCAGAGAAGATTTATCATTGGATATTTTTCCAAATAGTTTTTTAAAATGGGTAGGTATATAGTATGTGGTATGGCAAAGTTGTTAAAGATTTGCGTAATATTCCATCATTCATCGACCATTACAGCAAGGAATTATTGGAGGCTAAGTCTGAGGTAGTTGTTAATGGACATGTTGAGACTAACATTAAGGAATTGCCTGGTGTAACCGAGCAGAGATTTTATCAATTACAGGAAATCGAAGCAGTTCTTAATTATCTTAATATAGAATTACGACGTACTAGACGTAAACACTTTAAAAAATACTTAGAAACATATGCTAGGGCACTTAGTAGTCGAGATGCCGAAAAGTATGTTGATGGTGAGGATGAAGTTGTAGATTTTGAATTATTAATTAATGAGGTTGCACTGTTACGTAATCGTTGGTTGGGGATAATGAAAGGCTTGGATTCTAAGCAGTGGCAACTCGGACATATAGTAAAGTTACGTACGGCGGGTATGGAAGATATAATTGTTTGATGGTAAATGGTCGACCTAAGTTTAGATTCATCGATGGAACCCTCATTTATAATGCATGGGACAATGATTTTGAAATAATAAGAAGTGGTAAATTTAATAAGTTGTTTACTGAGCAACTAACCAATGAGAATATCACTACAACAGATTTATGTATATTTGATTGCACTAATGAAGGTATAGGAACTTCTGATATCGATGGCATGGTTGATGCAATTAAGGATGATTATCCTGATTTGGAAATTAGAGTTTTATTTAATATCCCAATCACCAAAAAATTAAACTATCGGTACGGTTGCTTCCCAGAACACATGGTTGCTCATTGTAATTTTGTAAGCCACATCAACTCATTAAATGTGGGGTGGGAATCGCTCCCTGTTGATAAGCATTTTATTTCTCTCCAACGCAGGGCATCTGTAAGTAGGTTGAAGTTCACTAAACAATTATTAGATAATTTTGAAAAAGACCAATATATTCTTAGTTGCGGAACTCAACCAAACAAATGGTTGAATGAATTAACTGATGTAAAAGAAGCAATACATCCATATAAATTACCAATTTTGGTTGATGGTGTTATCGATACAGATAATAAACAACACTATCACGATGATAATGATTTCTTTAAGTGTATGGTTAATGTTATTGCAGAAACTAGTTCACAGACGGACGATGATAGTTGGAGAGAAGTATTCTTAACTGAAAAAACATTTAAAGCATTTGCGTACAGACAGATACCAATATGGTTTTCTGTTCCTAATACCGTAAATGAGGTTCGGAAATTGGGTTTTGATGTATTCGATGACATAATAGACCATTCGTATGACATCATTGCTGATGAGGATATGCGTAGAAGTACGGTTATTAATGAACTTACGAGATTTTGTACTACATATCCTTTAAGTGAGTTGGTTGATTTACGGATTAAGATATGGAAACGTATAAGTAATAATATGACTTTATTAAATGAGTTGGAGTCGAAACATATTATCACAAAACATAAACATATATTGGATTTAATTAGATGAGTTTTACTTCAGCCCAAGAGAGTCACCAGCACAGTCTCGAAACACTAGAATTATTATATGCGTATCCTGATTTCATGGAGAGTATTGATAGTGTCTGTGATGTAGGGTGTGGGAAAGAAGCACTAGATTTAGAATGGTGGGCAACACAGTATCTTGATGATGATAATACTTCTATTCCGTTGAATATTAATTGTGTCGGAATTGATACATATGATAATATTTTAGTCGAACAAAAAAACATATCATATATTAACCACGATTTTGAAACACATGTAGGCAATCAGTTTGATATTCTATGGTGTCATGATAGTTTCCAATATGCATTAAATCCATTATTAACATTGAATAATTGGAATAATATGTTAACTGAAAATGGTATGTTAGTAATAATATTACCAAGTACAACCAATCTCACATACAATAAGTTAGCATTTTCTCAACCTAGTTTTCACTATTACAACTACACAATTGATGGATTGATTCATATGTTAGCCGTTAGTGGATTTGACTGCGCAAGTGGGTTTTTCCAACAGCAAGTAAACGACGATTGGATTAAAGCAATTGTATACAAAAGTGACATAGAACCAATGAATCCAAAAACAACTTCATGGTACGATTTAGCAGACAAGGGACTACTTCCAAAGACCGGAGTTGAGAGTATTAATAAATACGGGTATATAAAACGAGAAGATTTGGTTCTTCCGTGGTTAGATTATAGTAATATTTGGTACGGACAATAAGTAGCATCAAATCAACGAAAAAAGGAGGCGTAATATGCAAGTAGCATTAATTACGGGCGGGTTTTGACCCTATACACAGTGGTCATTTAGAGTACATAAAAGAAGCACAGAAGTACGGAAGTCTTGTAGTTGCTGTTAATAGTGACGAATGGTTAGCACGCAAGAAAGGGCGTGCGTTTATGCCACTGAGAGAGCGTGTTGCAATACTACGTAGTATCAGAGGAGTAAGTGATGTAATAGTATTCGACGATAGCGACGATACTGCTTGTGATGCAATTGCTATGACACATAGGTTATATCACGGTGCTACAGTACATTTTATTAACGGCGGTGACAGAACACAAGAGAATATACCAGAAATGGAATGTGCTAGTGTTCGTTCATGGCATGATGTTGAGTTTCATTTTGGTATAGGTGGAAAGGATAAAAAAAATTCATCGTCGTGGATACTAAAAGAGTGGATGGCTCCCAAAACAGAGCGTGAATGGGGTTATTACAGAGTAATACATGAAACAAACACACATAAGGTTAAGGAACTTACTGTAGAACATGGAAAAAGTTTAAGTCTTCAAAAGCATCAACTCCGAAGTGAATTTTGGTTTGTATCCGAAGGAATTGCTACAGTCGAGCAAGGTACAAATTCAACAGTGTTATCTAAGAGGGAGTACGAGGTATACGAACAACTAGTAATACCTGTGGACTCTTGGCATAGACTAAGCAATAACACTGATGCACCTGTACGTATTATCGAAATACAGTACGGTAATCAATGTATCGAGGAAGATATAACTAGGGAATAATAATGATTCGTGTATTTATAGGGTATGACCCAAATGAAATAGTAGCATGGCATGTACTCACACATAGTATTTTAAAACACAGTACAAGTCCATTGTCGTTTGTTCCAATTGCAAAACATCACATCAAGGATTTATATAATAAACCAAAACAGGAACATGAGTCAACTGAATTTTCCATGACACGATTCCTTACACCACATCTTAGTGATTATAGTGGATGGTCAATATTCATGGATTGTGATATATTAGTTACTTCCGATATCACTGAGTTGTGGGATTTACGTGACGATAGGTATTCTGTAATGTGTACGAAACATGATTATGAACCAATCACCAATACAAAATTTCTGAACCAAAAACAGTTCAAATACGAGAAAAAGAATTGGTCTAGCGTTATGATGTTTAATAACACTAAATGCAAACAACTGACACCACATGTGGTACAAAATGAAAGTGGGATGTTCTTACATCAATTCAAGTGGTTGAACAACGACTGTGAAATAGGTTCTATACCACTCAATTGGAATTACTTAGTAGGGGAGAAAGAAACAATAGCAGAAGTACCAAATCTCATACATTATACTTTGGGTGGTCCTTATTTCACTGATTATAGAGATGTTGATTATGCTGAATTATGGAATTCGTATTACAAAGAAATGAAAAATATAAATTTTAAATAAATAGTATTATTAATATTATAGGAGTGTTGCATGGCATTACGTACAATTAAAATCATGGGATATGCATCTACAGAAGGTGTTAGAATGACATTAAGATTGGATTCATCTGATTTATTTGATGGAGCAGTTCCAATTGGAACTGAAGCCGTTGAGATTGGAACATTTGAACAGGACAGTACAAAGAGTGGTAATTTTGATGGTATCATTAAAGTAACTGGTGGGGATATGACATTTGTTGGATTAATGGCGAATTACATGAAATGTGAGCACATCTCCAATACAGATGGTGAAGGAAATGTTCATCCAGCAGTTACAGTAGATGACGTTGTGAATAACTTTGAATATTTTGATAATGGTTCAAATGATTCAAAAGTTAATATGAATGTGAACGGAGTCGACCTTGACCAACTTAATAAAAGTGATTTTGTTGGTAATTGGCATGTTGCTTTAACAGATGGTGATATGTTATTGTGTGACTTTGTTATCGATGCACAACCACAACCTCCAACTGTGTAAAATATACTGTTCATGATGGTATGATAAATCATGAAATATTAAAACCTACAATACTTTATTAACATAGTGTATAATACATGAGTTAATAACACTTGTAGGGAGTAATATGAGCGAAGTAGTAGTTCGTAAGGGGACATATCGAGATGTGTCAATCAGTGATGAAACATTTGAACTGGTTCGTGGGATATCAACTAATATAAGTAAAAATGGTTCTTTTATTCTTGTCAAACCGACAAGGAATATTGGCGTCGGTCAAAAAACAATTCGTATCCAAGTTACCAAACGAAACTTACGATATATTGATAAATCTAAAGTCAGTATTAATGCTTCTAAACCAAAATATAAATCTAAACCAAAAGTAAAGCGAGAAACAGATAAGCAAGTAATAAAACGTATCTCTGAACGTTTTGATATATTGGAAGAAATGACGAAGGCAACCATTTCATCTGATATCAAGGCAATGATTGTTTCTGGACCACCTGGTGTAGGGAAATCATATGGTGTGGAAAAACAACTTGAAAAGGCAAGTATGTTCGATGTTATTTCTAGAGTTAATCCAAGATACGAAGTGGTTAAGGGTGCTATAACACCGTTGGGATTGTACGCTACATTATATAAACATTCTGCTGATGGTAATGTACTAGTATTCGATGATTGTGATATGGTATTGCAGGATGATTTAAGTCTCAACTTACTTAAAGCCGCATTGGATAGTGGTAAAAAACGTCGAGTGTTTTGGAATTCTGATAGTAACTTGTTGCGTAGAGAAGGGATACCATCGTCGTTTGATTTTGAAGGGGCGGTTATATTTATAACCAACCTACAATTCAACCACATTCGTAGTAAAAAATTACAAGACCATTTGGAGGCATTACAAAGTAGATGTCATTATTTAGATTTAACATTGAACACGATGCGTGATAAAGTATTACGTGTAAGGCAAATAGCAGAAACGGGTGAATTATTCAATGATTATAACTTGAGTGATTCGCAGGGGAGAGAAATCATAGCATTTATGGAGAAACATAAGAACGATTTACGTGAAATGAGTCTCCGAATGGCATTGAAGATAGCAGATTTGTGTACAATTAGTGAAAAGCGATGGAAGTTACTCGCTAAGAATACATGTATGAAAAATAGTTTTTAATATGAATATTTTAGTTACTGGGTGTAGCATGACGTATGGGCATGGATTGGAGTTTAATAAGGATGACCCGAGATTATGGGTTAATTCCACATTACATTCTGTATTTGGTGATGATATCACCATTGATAACATTGCTAAAGATGGAATGAATAATCATTGGATATTATTAGAAACTATGAATGGAATTAGAACTAAGCAGTATGATATGGTTGTTGTGGGTTGGTCATCTATCCCACGGTATTGCTTTCATGTCGATGTAGAATTGTATGAAGTGCATACGGCATTAAGACCGGGTGCAATGGATATAAACTCAAATCGCTTTGAAAAAACATCGGCAAGTTGGCTACGAAAAACTGGTGATAGACTCAGAAAAATACATAATGATTATTGGGATATTTTGGATTTGATAAAATATGTGAATGTACTCATGGAATCAACACATGGTGATAAGGTATTTTTTGTGAACACGATGATAGATTATCCACGTGAATACTTTAAATATAAGAAGTTTGAATTTCCTGATGAAATATCTGAATATGAGCAGGAATTACTTAATGTACCGGGGCGAAGTGACGATGCCGTGAAAGAACTTTATGACATGATGCATGACGAGTATAATAATTATGGTGGAATACATGAAGATAGGTGGATTAACTTATATGACTCATTAAAGAGTAAGCAGGTGGATGATATTTCGGATAGTGACAATCACCCATCATATATGAGTCAAAAACTATACACCAAAATGTTTACCCCAATTTTTGATAAAAAGTTTAAACAGTTTATACCAGGTTAAGTCGTGTTTATGTGTTATTATCCCAAATAGCCTCCCTAAATAAACACTACTAAACGGATACAAGGCACCCCTTATAGCGCCTTGTATCAACCTCGGGTACAGCAGAGTTTTCATTCCTTTTGTTGTTGCTGTACCCACCTTATTATTTACGAAGAGAAATGAAAATGAAAAACATTAATCTTAATGGGAATGTATTATGAAAACAGCAGTAATAGAAGTTCGAGATGAAGTGAATTGCTCAGTGAAGGGTCTTGACCTAGATATGAGAAAAACACTGGTTCGGAATTTTAAATATGAGATACCTGGAGCACGGTTTATGCCAGCGTATAAATTGGGAAGATGGGATGGGATGGTGTCATTCTTTAATCTTGGTGGAAGTACCTATATCAATTTGTTACCCGAAGTATTACCATTGTTGATAGGAGAAGGATGGGATGTAAGTGTAGACGACAAGAGAACATACCAACATTCATTTGATTTAGTGGAAGTTGATGCAAACACATATAATCATGTTAAGTGGCCAGAAAAACATCCTGTTGCAGGAGAGCCAATTGAGTTACGTGATTATCAAATTGATGTAGTTAATAATTTTCTAAAAAATCCACAGTGTATTCAAGAGATTGCAACTGGTGCTGGTAAGACTTTGGTTACAGCCTCACTTAGTGAGAGAGTGCAGGATTTTGGAAGGAGTATTCTCATAGTCCCCAATAAAAGTTTAGTAGTACAAACAGAAGAAGATTATATTAACATGGGTTTGGACGTTGGTGTCTATTTTGGAGATAGAAAGGAATTTGGTAAACAGCATACTATATGTACATGGCAAAGCCTTAACACGTTGATGAAAAATACCAAAGCAGGAAAAGGAGATTTTACTATTGGTGAGTTCCTAGAAGATGTTGTGTGTGTGATGGTGGATGAAGTACATAGTGCAAAAGCAGACGCACTTAAATCATTATTGACTGGTCCTATGTCAAATATTCCACTACGATGGGGATTAACTGGCACTGTACCTAAGGAAGATTTTGCATTTCAAACGTTGCATGTTAGTTTGGGTAATGTCATTAATAAAGTATCTGCTAAGGAATTACAGGATAAGGGAGTTCTTGCCCAATGTCATGTGAAAATTGTGCAGTTGCAAGACCATGCTGACCACAGCAATTATCAAAGTGAATTGAAGTATCTATTGACCAATCCCGATAGATTGGATTTATTGGCAAACCTTATCGTTGATGCGAACAAAACAGGTAATACATTAGTGCTAGTTGACCGTGTTGAATCTGGTAAAGAGTTAGTATCACGTTTGGGTGATAATGCTGTATTTGTCAGTGGCTCTACAAAAGGTGACGTCCGAAAAGAACAGTACGATGAAGTAGCAAGTTCTGATAATAAGATTATCGTAGCAACATATGGTGTTGCTTCAGTTGGTATTAACATACCGAGAATATTTAATTTGATGCTTATTGAGCCAGGTAAGTCATTTGTTCGTGTAATACAGTCTATTGGACGTGGTGTCCGTAAAGCAGAAGATAAAGATTTTGTGCAGGTATGGGATATTACAAGTACGTGTCGTTTTGCTAAAAGACACTTGACTAAGCGTAAAAAATTTTATAGAGAAGCAAATTATCCATTTGACATGCAGAAATTGGAATGGAAATAAATTATTTTTTCTGAAATCCATGTTATGGTATTATTTAATATTTGGGATAATGTGATTATTGATATAATTAACATATATTAACAGAACTTTATCGAATATAATGAAAATACACACATTGGATAATACGGCATATGAATTAAATGAATTGCCTGAAAAAATAAATGATTTACAATTTGCTATATTTGACAATAGCAACCCAAAAGATGCTGACCATTTCTTCATACCATTGATATTCTTGGAAAGTTTCACATCACCTGCATTAGTCTTACGAATTGGTGATGCACTAATAAAGATGCCACTGGATTGGCATATATTGATAGGTGAGGAAGAGTATGGAGACTTGGAAGCACTTGCGCTAACTAGCATCAATGATAGAGATTTCAAGGCGTTTGAATTTAATAGTCTTAGTAGTTATGCAGCAAATTTCTTACCAATTGAGGTAATTGATGTATATAACGAAGTACAATGGTACAATCCCAAATTAAAGAATGGGCAATATTTGGCAGTACCGATTGATATTGGTGATGAGCCTAGAGTTGTGTACTTCATTAAGGATGCATCTCGAAATTGCCAAGTAGTGGATTACTCACAGGCTTGGTAGCATGGCATCACCGAAGTTAGACATTTTCAAAATGCTTAATGCGATTGATTCGAAGGATTATGATTTTTATGATAATTTATCGGATGATGAACGCAAGGGTTTTAGTGCATATCTTGGGTTGAAATGGGGTTCAAGCGTCATTGGTGATAATGTGTTACAACATTATTACTTGGCAAGTATGAATAGTTATGTTAATATTAATTTGTTCGACATCAATAAACATCATAAATTGCAGTGGTTATTGATGGTTGCATCGAGTCCAAACTTCGGCATACATAGGCATGAGTGGATTTATCCAAAAAAAAAATCAATAAGTAAATCAAAAAATGGTATTAAGAGTCAATTGATGAAAATATACCCATCGTATAAAGAAGATGATATTGAATTATTAGCAACAATGGTTACTAACAGGGATTTAAAGGAATTTGCAAAGGATTGTGGGGATGAATAACGCGTATTGTATAATGCCTTTTATTGGTATGCAATATTCAGTGCGTGGTTCTAGTTTGTGTTGTGCATCGAAAAAATACCCAATATCACCAAATGATTTTTGGAATTCATCATATGTGAATGATGTTCGTAATGATATGCTGAATGGTATATTGAATGTAGAATGTTCGGTATGTTATGATAATGAAGCCAATGGTATGAAAAGTCTACGCCAAGGATTTAATCAATATCATGGCAATTATAAAATATCAAAAAATATCCAATACCTTGATTTAGATTTATCTAATAAATGTAACTTATCGTGCTTGATGTGTAATTCTGATAGAAGTTCACAGATTGCAAAACAGAATGGTATATATATTGAAACAAATGGTGTAAATAGCATTCCACCTAAAGTAATAGATGATATTAAAAGTTTAATATCAGGTGATTTGAAGTTAATACTATTTCAAGGTGGGGAACCATCTATAATTAATGAGTATCATGGTATATGTGATTTTTTGGATGATAATGATTATAAAAAGAACATAGACCTAAACACAATTACCAATGCAACTACGACAAATATAAACTGTTATGATAGATTCGACGGGTTTAAGCAAAAGAATATACATATTAGTTTGGATGGATTTGGTAATGTAAATGATTACATACGATATGGTAGTAAGTTTGAAATTATAGAAAAGAATATACATTATTTAATTAACCATGGATTCAATATTACTATTGCGGTAACATTGCAAATTTTATCATTAATAAAATTTAATCAATTCTTACAATGGGTAGTGAATTTGCAATCCATGTATACACTGAATATTCCCAAATTGAATATTAGTTGGCTGTATTCCCCAGATGAAATTAATATAAAAAATATACCATCCAAACTAAGAATCCATGTCTTGGATGAAATATCTGAGTTTGAACATTCGAATGTATTTGAACATTCGAATGTTAAGTACCATGATATCGTGGAAGTATTAACACATACTATCAACGATGATGAAGTGTCGGTAAATAGGTTAATGAAATTTATTCATCACATAGATGATTCACGGGGGTCGAATATATATGATTTTATACCATATTTCGATGAGATAATTCAATGAGTAATGTGTGTAAATATTGTGAGAAGGAATTTAAACGAGAATCGACACTATTAGTTCATTTATGTGAGAAGAAACGACGTTGGCAGGAAAAGGATGATAAGGGAGTGAGAATAGGATTCAATTCCTATGTAACTTTCTATATCTACACGCAAAAATCTACCAAGACAAAATCAATAATGGATTTTATAAAAAGTCCTTACTACAAAGCGTTTGTTAAGTTTGGTAGGTACTGTGTTTCTATTAATGCTATTAAAATAGAGATGTTTGTCAAATATCTCATTAACAAAAATAAAAAAATAGACTTTTGGACTAAGGATTCTTTATATTCGGATTTTTTAATTGGTATTATTAAGACTGAAAATCCAATTGATGCATTGAGTAGAGCACTGAAATATAGTATGCGATGGGCAGAAGATAGTAATCAAAATAGTAATGATATATTAAGATTAGCAGGTGCAAATACAATATGTCACATGATTATTAGTGGACATATTAGTCCGTGGGTACTTTATTCATGTGATAGTGGTGTAAAATTTATGGGGAATCTCACTGCAGAGCAGACTAAAATTATATGGTATTTTATTGAGCCATATCGTTGGTCTAGAAAGTTTAAATCATTTAATGATGATGCTGAGTACATAAAGGATATGTTAAAAAAGGGTGGTTGGTAATATGATAATGGATGCAGATGTTGATATTGATTTTGCTGATAGAAGTAAGATACTTGAATTGATAAAACATGTTCCTGCTAGGCAGGAATCAAATATAGAATCTAAGCGACATAATAGTGGAGTTTATGTATCTGATGTACCATTAGACCCACAACATGGGTGCGCAAGTATTGATTATAAAGAAGCGGAGAATCGTGGGTATTTCAAAATTGACTTTTTGAATGTGAGCGTGTACCAACATATAAGGGATGCTGAACATTATGATATATTACTAAAACAAGACCCACCATGGGATATGCTTAAAGATAAATCGTTCACATCTCAAATCGTTCACATCTCAAATCACTACGGCTCATTGATTCAAATGAAACCCGATAGCATTCCTAGAATGGCAATGTTCTTGGCAATGATTAGACCTGGAAAAAAACATCTGATTGGTAAAAGTTGGAAAGAGGTGTCGGATGAAATATGGATTAACCCTGATGGGGATGATTATTATTTTAAACAATCCCATTCATTGAGTTATGCATTATTAGTTACATTGCATATGAATATAGTGTTTAATCATCGACATTCCTAACTAATGTTATTGATTTTCTCTTAGTGCGTTTTTGTGATATATCATTGAGACTAGTACATGGACCATTTAGAATTTCTAAGTTTTTATTGTTGAATATTGTTTTGTATTTCGAAAAAATATACCATTCATCTTTTAAGAATATATTGATTGGTATGCTTCGGTTGGATTCCCACCACCATGTCTCTCCTAATTCCAAAAATAATTTTTTTATCTCAATATCATCAATACTACCAAAATTGTACAATGTGGTTATTATTTTATCTTGATTCATAATGATTCCAATATATTCAGTGTTGGCATATCTAACTATTGATAGGAATGGGTATTTTGATGCTATTTTGAGAAATAATTTATTTTCCATAAATATTTAGATGTATTCAACTAAAATTTATTTATACAAACAACATCATATAGGGTTATTCTTTGACACTATTATCGATTCATCTATTCATTTACCGAGGAATAACTACGTGTACTCAAAAATACTAAAAGTGGTCAAAGGAGTGGACACCGTTTTGGAGTTTCAATTCCTTAACCAAGACCAAAAACCCATTAACTTGGAAAATACAACGTTAACATTCAAGTTAATTAGTGAGAACTCACTACTAATGAGCAAGGCATTGACCATAGTAACCCCATCTAAGGGAAAAGCATCGATAACACTAACAACTAGTGATTTGTCGGCAATTGAAACACAGCGTGCAAACTACAGCATACAGCGTGTGTTTAATTCATTAACGGAATTAGCGTACGTTGATGAGAATGCTGGAACACAAGGTGTAATAGATATACTGCCTACCGTATCATAATAATATTATGAAAATTGATAGACATATCTATATTGATTATCAAGGTGGCGCCCATGGAAATTTTTTAGAATTTATATGTAATAAGTATTTTACAGATTTACCGACTGAAAATTTCAACGTTATGCCATTTAATCATTTGGGTGCATCACACAATAAATCATCTTCATATCATAAAAGTAAATTATTTGAAGGGTTGCATTCACTAACGACCTTTGTGGAAGTGCGGGAAAAATTCATCAATCTTAAAAATAGTGAAGTTATATACATTAACATAAGCAATGATGATTTATTGCCATTAAGCCAAGTTAGTTTACTTCGTGCTGGTGATTTCGGATATGATAATAATTCATTAGAAGATAATACATACAACAAACTCAATAATATTGCATATCAATCATTACTTGATAATTTAAATAAGACATTCTTTTCATCACAGATAAAGGATAGTTACGATGCTGTTAAAGACCCATCTTGGCCTGATGTAGCGACTATTGAGGACTACAATGCATTGCCTATTGACATATTAGAAGAATGCACACAAGTACATAATTTAAAATTAGTTACTCTGAATGATAAATCCCAGAATTGTCCAAGAAATATACTTCGTGAATTCTTTAAGTTTGGGTTCAAAACTCCATACAATCATGGTTTTATATCGGAACAACGAAAGGTGTTATCACAACCTACGTACTCAAATAATGATGTTTTTTATTTTGAATTTAGTTCTTTTTACGATGTTACTATGTTTAAAGATGAATTACGTAGGTTGGGTGAATTTCTGTCGATTGATGTGATTGTATTTGATGATGAATTTTACGACATCTATAATGAATTCATAAGTAATAATAAATATATTAATTCTAAGAAAAAGTGCGATAGTATAATTAATAGTATATTAAATGATAATAGCACAATTGAGTTGAATCTTGATTTAATGGAGGAAAGTTACATCGATGCGAAAATAGAGTTACAACGGGATGTACAAATGCCAACTGATGATATAACATATTTTGGCACATCGAGTGAATTGAGAAATTATATAAATTAGCAATAGGAATATAAATGGCGAAGAAAAAGAAGCAAAATGCAGGAGCAAGTATTGTTTCTAAATTGCATTTAAAACTAGCAGAAATTGAACCAATAACAGACGCACAAAGAACATTCTTTGACAATTACGATACTGGAAAGTGTCAATTGTTAATGGGTTATCCAGGAACAGGCAAAACGTTCCTTAGTATGTACAAAGCATTTGATGAGTTAATCTCAGGCGGTACAGATTTAAACCAAATAGTTATTGTTCGTAGTGCAGTCCCTACAAGAGATATTGGATTTCTACCAGGAGACATAAACGAAAAACAACAAGTATACGAACTTCCGTACAGAAAGGTTTGTTCTGAATTATTTGGTAGAGATGATGCATACGAAATTCTAGTTAAACACGGTATTGTACGCTTTATGATTACTTCGTACGTACGTGGCATAACACTAGACAATTGTATCATTATTATGGACGAGTTCCAGAACTGTACGTCGCACGAAGCAGATTCTGTATTAACTAGACTTGGAAAGAAATCAAAAGCAATGTTTTGTGGTGACTTTATGCAGACCGATTTTACAAAAGATAAGGACAAAGATGTATGTAAGTTTGTTAAAGTACTACAATCGATGCCTAATTGGTTTCAAACAAATGAGTTTGATGTGGAAGATATTGTACGTTC